TCCTTCTGATAAGAAGTTTACGTTCGGTCACGTTCATGTTGAGTTTGTATCAAGTAACACTCATGCGGAAGCGTGGTGCGATCCGCACATCCCAGACCACGGTACTAAACCAGAAGAGTTTAGCATTGAAGTAAACCAGAAGATGTTTAAGAAAGACTTGACTCCGCAACAATATACAGAAATCTTATTCCACGAATTGACTCATGCTTGGCAGTTCGCAACTGGCAAACTTGTAATCAAAAACTATCGTGTAGCAAAATACGGAAGAAAGGACTATGACCTGAAGGAGTTTGAGTATTTTCTTCAGCCATGGGAAGTTGAAGCATACGGATATCAATACTGTCTGAACCGCTTGTTCTGGGATATCTGACAGAGCCGCACCCTGCTAAGTCATTGATTTCATTAGAACTTTAAGTCATTGATTTTATTAGGATTTATTATGTTGTGTGTATTCGCCCATTTATTATTTTACACCAACACTGTTTCAGGTTATAATAGTTGTACGAATGAAAGAAACCACTACCACCAAGAAGGAATATATTATGCGTCCGAATCAAATTGAATTTATCGAATGTGCGAATCGCATGTTCCCAGGAGAAGCTGTCCTCTCTCGCAAACAACTCATCGAAGTTGAGAAAGAGTGCGGTCGTTCCTATGGATTTGTTGTTGTCAACAAATCTAATCGTGTCAGCAACGGTATGTATGCTCTTCCGAGTATGCACCTCGCTGTCAACAACTCTCAGCCTGTGAAAGTCAACATGACGAAACAACCCAAAGTCAAAGTGACTGCTCCTGTCGTTGAGAATATCGTTCACACTGAACGTCGTGTCGCTTCTAATACTTTTGACACCAACGTTCCTCAGAAGAACAAGAACTACGTCAAGTTCGGTCACTACGCTGACCTGAAACGTATCATTGACTCCAACATGTTCTATCCTGTCTTTATTACTGGTCAATCTGGTAATGGTAAGACCGCGATGGTCGAGCAAATCTGCGCCGAACTGAAGCGCGAAATGTATCGCGTCAACTTCACTCCGCTGACCGACGAGTCTGACCTGCTCGGCGACAAGACGCTGGTCGATGGCAACGTTATCTTCGAAGAGGGTGTTGTTATCACTGCTGCCAAACGTGGTGCCATCCTGTTGCTCGACGAAGTTGACTACGCAACCGCGCAAGGTTTTACTGCCCTGCAATCTATCCTCGAGGGTAAACCGTTCCTTAACAAGAAGACTGGTGAGATGGTGTATCCTGTTCCTGGATTCAACGTCATCGCTACTGCGAACACCAAAGGTAAAGGTTCGGAAGACGGTCGTTTCGTTGGTACTCAATTCCTGAACGAAGCATTCCTTGAGCGTTTCTCTATCACCATGGAGCAGGAATACCCGACCAAGAAAACTGAAGCCAACATCCTGACTCAAGAATTCCTTGACACCCTTGGTGACAAGCAAGAAGAGTTCGTCGGCTATCTGACCGACTGGGCTGAAACTATCCGTAAGACTTTCGATGACGGTGGTGCTAACGAAACCATGTCTACTCGTCGTCTGCTTCATATCGCTCGTGCGTATGTGATGTTCAAAGACCGACTGAAAGCTATCAAGCTGTGCGTTGCTCGCTTCGATACTGACACTCGTGACAGCTGGCTTGACCTTTACACCAAGATCGATCCGACCACCAGCAAGCGCAAGCCTGATGCGACTGAAGCCAAAGTTGAAACCGCAGAAGACGCTATTGCTTTCTAACTAAATAATTGGTAGTGGTACTTGAGCCATCTTCGGATGGCTCTCTTTTTTTGGAGAAATTATGATTGGCAAAGGAAACATCTCAGCAAAAGTTATTGCTGACTCTATCTCACCTGATGGCGTGAGACTCACCACATTTGAACTTGAGTATCCTCGGTTCATCCACGCTGAGTTTATGACACATCGTCTGTTCTCGCGCAATGCTGCATCGTCGCGCGCAATCCCAGTAAGTAAAATGATTGACTTGGTTGAATCAAACACAGCCAAACCCATTCACTGGGGCAAGAACCAGCCAGGAATGAGCGCGAAGGAAGAACTGAGCGCAGAAGAAGGAACGATGATTTGGTTGCAGGCTATGAAGTCTGCGGTTGAATATGCTAATCGTTATGCGTTTGCTGGATATCACAAACAGCTAGTGAATCGCATCCTTGAACCATTTACTATGATTAAAGTTGTTTGTACTGCTACTGAGTTTGACAATTTCTTCTGGCTACGCAATCACCCTGACGCACAACCAGAGATTCACGAACTAGCCAAAGTTATGTGGGAAGAATATAACAACAGCAATATTCAGAACCTTGGTGCTAACGAATGGCATGTTCCTTACTACGCTGACGGTAAGTGGTCGTTTGATTCAGAAGATACCCTAGAAGACGCGCTGGCTATCTCGTCTTCTTGTTGCGCTCAGGTATCCTACCGCAGACTAGATGATTCGCTTGAAAAGGCTCGCGATATCTTTCAGCGTCTGGTTGAATCAAAACCAGTGCATGCTTCGCCGTTTGAGCACCAAGCAACACCGCTGACTTATGGTATGGCTGGTGATGTTCAGGTGAAAGGAACTACTGGGTTTGATAATAAAGGTAATGCTTGGTCAGGAAACTTCCGACAGTGGATACAGCACAGGCAACTAATTGAAGACCACACTTGTTGGCAATATAAGAAATAACAAAGGGAGCTTCGGCTCCCTTTTTACCTAAATAGATCAGATTAAAAGGAACTTTTATGATAGGATTTAACAAGTATCTGGTTGAAGCAAAGAATACCCACATGGAGCACCTTGAAGATAATGTGCTTAATGGTGGCGTAGATGGAGCAAGACAATCAATTAACTTTCTTCAGTCACTACGCGACATGCTTGCTGGTAATAGCAACGTAAAACTAAACACCACTGTGAAGTGGGATGGTGCACCTGCCGTCTTCGCTGGAATCGATCCCCGTGATGGTAAGTTCTTTGTAGCCAAGAAAGGTATCTTCAACAAGAACCCAAAAGTATACAAGACTGAGAAAGAGGTACGCGCTGATACATCTGGCGACCTAGCTGATAAACTTGCAATATGCTTGAAATATCTACCCGAGTTGGGTATCAAGGGTGTCATTCAAGGTGACCTAATGTTTACTCAGTCTGACTTAAGAACGCAGGAAATTGGCGGTGAATCTTGTGTGACGTTTCACCCAAACACTATCGTCTACGCAGTTCCTACCAAAACTAAATTAGCTAAACAGATTCAGAGTGCCAAGATGGGAATCGTCTGGCACACAACTTATACTGGCAGTTCTTTTGAAACAATGAAAGCCAGCTTCGGTAAGAACATTAAAAGTAAATTAAAAGCAAGCAAAAATGTCTGGTTCGATGACGCGACCTATCGCGATGTGACGGGTACAGCTACCATGACGCAAACTGAAACCGAAGAAGTTACAAAGGTTCTTTCTAGGGCTGGTACATTATTCCAAACTATCAAGCCAGCTATTCTAAATGGCTTTGCTAATGATGAAGAACTGCTGATTATGACTAAGACTTTTAACAACAGCAAGATTAGAATGGGTCAACCTATTATTGATAATGGCGCATCTCACGTTCGTGGTCTAGTTCAGTTCATCACCGACAAGTTTCAGAAAGATGAAGACTCAAAGAAAACTGAAGCTGGTAAGCAAGCAGTTCGTGAAAGAAAACAAAGAGTATTAAAGTTCTTCAGCAACAACGATCCTATGGAAATAGCCAAGGTGTTTGACTTGATGAAATTACTCGTCGAAGCCAAGATTGTTATTGTTTCTAAAATGAACAAAGCAGAAGGCATCGGTACATTCTTAAAAACAGCTGTAGGATTTATGGCTACAAGTCAGGAAGGATATGTTGCCATTGATCATACTGGCAAGAACGCAGTCAAGATTGTAGATCGCCTTGAGTTCTCGCGCGCAAACTTCTCACCAGACATACTAAAAGGTTGGCAAAGATGAAAAAGTTTATTCCTTTCTTACTTGAAGAATCATGTCCTGTTGCTACGCAGGATATTCATGTAAACCTAGAAAATCGTCAGCATGCAATCGACGAATACTATTATGGTCCAGCTAATCCTAACGAGCCAGGAAATTACTGGAAAGATGCAGCCAAACGTTGGAAGATTGACGAAGCCACCGCTAAGACAATGAAGTGCGGCAACTGTGCTGCGTTTGATGAGTCGCCGAAGATGTTAAAGTGTATTGAATCTGGTATTGTCAATGATGTCAAGCACGTTGATGGCGAGAAGACTGTTGATTTAGCAGAGCTGGGTTATTGTAATCTGTTCCACTTCAAGTGTGCTGCCAGTCGATCTTGTACCGCTTGGCTAGTAAATGGACCAATTAAATGAGATTGTTCGAATCAAAGACCGCCAGTCTGACAATATTTGATATTGATGACACGCTGTTTACCACAGACACCAAGATCCATATCGTAAAGGGTGGCAAGCGCATCAAGTCGCTGACTCCTGCTGAGTTCAATGTGTATAAAGTAAAGAGCGGAGAGTCACTTGACTTCTCTGACTTTCGCAGTGCCGAGGTGTTTCAGAAAACAGCCAAGCCGATCGCCACGGTGTTTAAGACAGCCAAGTCTATCATCTCGCGATTCAGCGCATTTGCTAACAAGAAGATAGTCATCGTGACTGCTCGTGGCGACCTAGACGACAAGAACGTGTTCCTTGATACATTCAAGAAGTATGGCTTCGATATAAGTAAGGTATATGTTCACCG